CAGGAATCAGAAGAGGCTTACGCATAATGCGGTCTATGTTACGCGACCCGTGGTGCCAGAGGCAGTTTCCACAGGCCGCTCAACATAAACCGAACCATTATGCGTACCCTTGGATTTACCTCGGGGGGGGGTGATACGCTCCTTTTCATAACCAAATGGCCTAACTCGACTAAACGAACATTTAGTTTAGTTATATAAGCCAGCAACGGAATCTCCACCAATAAGGTGGCCGAGTTTCCTGCAGGAACCATTTCCAATCGATCACATGGCAATTGTGAAGATCAAGCCGTTCAAGGGTCGGATTGAATCGATACTGTTCTTTCATGAGATCACCTCAATTCGCGGTCGTAGTTGTCGAGGTTTTAAGCGTCCTGCTTGAATCAGCAACGACGGTATATGACGCGCCCTGATATTTGGCCTTGTTCGCCGTATCTGCTGGCTGTGGAGCTTGGGAAGCAACAAAACGAGGCTGGCCAACGACGGCGGCTCGCTCTGCACCGAGCCGCTCACCGCCGCCGTTGGCTGTAGAAGAACCAGAACAAAGAACGACGCGACTACCGCCGGGAAACGTCAGCTCGGCCACACACGGGCCGCGGGAAATGATGCCATAGCCGGAGGCGATCATTTCACGGGACGTATGCATAAACGCTCGATCATCCTTGCTCAGTTGGAACGCAAATAATGTGCCCTGGGATTCAGTGCTGATGCTGCCCTTAATGACGATATTGAAGGCTGCGAAAGGATCAGATGTCACGCTAGGAGGCGGCAAATTCTGCTGATCAGATACGCTATCAGGAGCCACGTGAACAACTTTGACAGGACCTTGAGGCACAGGATTTTGAGCAACCGGAGTACTGGTTTTAGCACCTTGTATAGAGAGCGGATTATGAAACGGATTGCCGCCATTGCGCCAAAACACAAAGCCAACAATAAGTACCAATACTCCGAAGAGGATAAAAACGCGCGGAGACGTGAGGGCGTTTTTGCCCGCCATGGTGTCTCGATGGAGTCCGGTGGCTGTTGAGTCATAGAGTTTAAACACCCGCTTATCAATTTTGCGCAGCTGAACAATATTAGAGCCATCCGTAGGCGCTTTATTCTCCTGCGCGCTGTGCATGGATTCCTTGTAATCCTTGGAAACCAGCTTCTTCATCCACTTACCGAGAAGCATCAGGTTTGAATGCTGATAAGCAGCCTCGGACGTATTGCGGATATCCGTATGCAAGTACTTGATATTGGGCATCGTGAGAATGATGTCCCAGTTAAAATGCCGGTGCATGGTCCACGCAGATAGCCAGTCGGTGGGTTTGTCCTGCGACTTGGCCTTGTCTGGGCCACCAGGGTAATCAAAACGCTCGACGTATTTGTCAGACCATTTGCTGGGAAAAATGACCTGTGCCTCGTCGAAGATCAGAAAGGCGTTTCGCGGAGCCCATTGAAACCAAGTTCTAATCCGCTCCAAGCCTTCTGCGGATTCGTGGCTAATAAACTCAACGTCAAAAGAGTCAGGAAGATCATCAAACAAAGCTTCAAAACGCTCACGGGACATACCTCGAACATTGGTAATAATCAATCGACCTTCCTTTGCAGCAGGAACGGCATCGTCCCAAACCGCGCCAGAGGTCTTATAAGACCCATTAGGGCCGTGATGAATTTTAATCGCCATAATCAGCTAACTCCGGGGATGAATTTCATTGCCCAGCGAGTGGGAATCGCGGAGAAAATAAGGGTCAACCCTTGGGGGATTTTAAAGAAAGCCAACATGGACTGAATGTTTCCGGGGATCGATGCCCAGGCGGATTTAACCAATTCAGTTACCCCGCTCTCGCGTAAAAGCTCCTGGACAACCTCATAAGCCACATCAAGCATCAGAATCTTGAACTGGAGAAATGAATAGATTAAAGCTTTAGTGACAATGACCAGAAGCTCTTTGGTGAACGTGTAAATGCCGCTATCCATAAAGTCCCAAGCAGCCTGGAAGAAGCCGGTAACACTGCCCATCCACGAAATAATAAAATCCATGTCAAATCCTCAACCAAAGACAATCATTAATGCAACCATTGCACACAAGGCATAAATAGCAGCGGAAATCCAAGAGAGAGAACCCGCATATTTATCCAGACAAAAATCTATTGAGCGGCCCATAACGGTAACGGCAGGAGGACAATACAACTCCCCTCCTCCTCCTAAGGTAATGTCGCCAATGGGCGTAAAGGCTTCTTTAAGTTTGGCAAGGCCATCTTTCAATTCAGTTTTGGAATCGGCAATCTTTTGATCCCAAATATCGCCTTCACCATCGAAGGAATCATTTTCAGGATCACTTAAGCCCGCACCGTCACCAGAGCCGTCGCCTTCACCATCGCCGGAACCACCCGAACCACTGCCGGGCTGAATACCGGTACCAGAGCTTCCGCAAGTACCAGTGCATTTAGTGTCCGTAGAAGTGGTTTGTCCAGAGCCGTTGGTTTTGGTTGTTGTAGTGGTAGATGAAGTCGTCGTCGAGCACTTGTTAATGCCAGTGCAAGTAGTCTTGGTTGCGTTGTCGGTTTTGACGCTGGTTTTACCGCCGTCTGCGTTGTCACTGGTTTTAACAGTACTATCGATTTTGATACCGTTACTAGAAGGAGGTTTGTTAACACAAGTACGGACACCATTCATAGTGCCACAGGTTTGCTTACCATCCTTCTGCGTTTCAGTCTCGGAGGTACAAGAAACCGCGTCACCGGAGCCTGAGTAAACACAAGGCTTATCAGTGACAGACGTTTCCTCTTTAACAGGTTCGCAAACTCCACCGTCACAGGCAGCGTCTTTCGCATCTATGACATTGGTTTGATTGTTAACATTGCCAGTCAATTTGCCAGTCACGTTACAGAGAACAGAGCCCTTTACATCAGTAACGCAATCACTAGTCGAAACCACGGAAACCTCACAGCTGGTACCGGACTGAGCAAAGCTCGGAGGCGCAGAAGGAACACCGCCATCCCAAGTACCGGCAATTTGATAAGCAGTACCTGAACTGCCTTTGCCAGCAAGATATTTACAAGTAGGCTCATCACTCGACTCACTAAAAGGAACACATTTGCCCTGCTTACCATCAAAGATCATAGGGTCGTCAGGACCTTTAGAGCCAGTCTGATCGGCGCATTTCTCACCGTCCTTAGCCGTACTCAAACACTGACCAGTTGTAGGACTTAGAGCGGTGCCAGTAGGACAAGAATCACCATAGCGAGAAACATTATTAGGACTACCTTTATTAATAGTCTTGCCACCGTCTTGGCTCCAACTAGCAATACACTGGGCTTCCGCACCAGATGAATACATAACCATACTAGTGCTGACATACCAAGTTGTATAAGAACTTCTCCCCAGTGCCTCACAAGCAGTATAAGCAGAGGGAAAATTCTGATTAATAGCCTTCCAGTAATAATCAACAGCAAATGCTGACTGAGAAAACAAAAAAGAAGAAATGAAAAACAACAAAAAGCGAAGCATAAAAAAACCCCCGAATAAACCGGGGGCTGAAGTTAGAGATATTCAGCGCACCGGATACCTGAAACCAGTGCGCTAGCCATGATGATGCCAGCCAGCGCGGACCAGATCACCTGGAATCAGACTTTACGAACGAGTGCGATAATCACACCAACGACGCAGAGCGCGGCAACACAGGCGACAACAGCAGCACCGACAGTTTCACCGCTGGACTGAGCTTCAGCGATTGCAGTAGTAGCACCGTCAGCAACACCAGCCGCAAAGCTGGACCCGGCAGCAACAAAAGCAGCAACACCTGCGATACCAGCAGCCAGTTTGCGGAAAGTTGGAACGGATTTGAACTTGGAGATTTGTTGTTTCATGTCAAACACCTCTGCGCATTTTGCGCAACTGAGAAATGATAATACCGACTGTAAAACCGACGACGAATAACATTATCGTTCCCATAAAGAACTGCATAAATGTGTCGCCATCAAAACCACCTGTGATTACAAGTTCCAATTGGGCTTGCTGGTCAGGTGTCACAACATAAGTTTCCGTCCAAGCCTGAGACGAACACGAAATAACACCCTCGGCTGAGGTTGAAAATTGAGTGCAAGTTAAAACAGACTGGGACGGCACTTATTCAAAACTCCATGAATGCTGAGTACTCAAGGGCTTAACCACCTCGGAAGCATCATAACAATTTGGACAAACACAAAAATGAGGTGGAACACTAAGTTTGTTCAAACCATCTGGACGAACAGCATTCATAGAGAACAACTGACCGACCACGCAGTAGCAAAAATCGCAAACGACACGGTCGATCAGCAACATGATCAGCTAGCCGCCTGAACAGGTTTAACAAGTTGAACATTCAGGGCCTTGCCATCACCGGCAAGCCAATAATCAAAGCCTGCATTACCGGCTTTACTTGCCCAGGCACCAACAAAGACAGGAATAGAAACGTTTTTACCCTTCATCTGATTCCAAGAGTTGTTTAGGCCCGCTTCCATATGCTTTTTCGAAAGCTTGACAGCAACCGTCTTGACCTCGGGAATACCGTACTGATTAAGTTGCTCAACCTCAATAAGCACCTGATTATCAGTGAACGTATTCGAGCCAATCTGACGTGTATTAGAGTTGAAACCATGGCAAAGACCAAGTAATACGAGCATATTCTTACCTCACAGGTTTTAAAATTGGCATCTATGGCCGTGTAATGAATTAAGCAGCCTCTAAACGAGGTTCAATATACCAAGTAGGACGCTGCATACTGAAATCAACTTGTAGAAACCTAAGAATTGGAACGACATTATTCTTATGGTCATCAACTTTGAGCTTCTGCAATGCAGCTTTACTTAATCCGCATTCACAGATTTGGGCAACATGACGGTAAAACGTAGGTCTGGCCATGGAATCCATGGTTTCTTGCCATCCGTAGTCTTTAAGACTGCGGTAGGTGCGAAACAGGTTAAGAGGAATGGTTTCATTGACCTTGCCTTCCTTACCAAACTTGGTAAAGCGTGCTTTAAGTGCGGCCAGCACTTTGTCATCATTAATTACTCTCATGGAGATACCTTCAAAGGCCGCAAACAATTCTTTTGTAACCTGTTGCCAACACCATTGAATAAAGCAGGTGCCTTGGGACTCTAAATGCTCTTGATACTCACACAATTCAATCAAAGTAGTAGGAATACCCTTGCGATCAAGCCAGCGATGCATAACAGTCGCTTCAAGTCGAACTAGGTTTTCAGACCATGCTTGAAGTTCAGGATTCTGCAAAACAGAAAGAACGCGTTTCGCGGAAAGGTTACCTCCCCTTGAAGCCTTAAGAGTTTTCTCAATCTCATTGCGAAATTCAGGGCTCTTAAGATAAGCCTTTAGCTTACGAAGACGGGTTTCTTTACTGCCCCAATAGGCAGTGGTTTCATAATCATCACCCCGGTTTCTAGTCTGGCCATTGCTAACGCCACGTAGAGCTTGCATAAGTTGAAGCGCTGTACGCTCATCAGGAACCCTCGACGAATAAGTGCAGTCCAAGCAATAGACTTGAATATTAGGAATATCAAGTTTTTGAAACAACTCAGGATATGAACCAGCAAGCCACTTAAGCATGACCTCCGCACCGAGCCGAATCGAAGTCGGACCAAAAACATTATGGCCCTGCAATAACTTTGCTGGGCTAGCTTTCAACTCGACACCGGGCGTCATACGCTTACCAAGGGACTGGTGAAAAACCTTCACCGCCATCGGGGTAAAGCTGGTAGGCAACGACTCCCAAGCATGACTCAGATCCTCGACCACGTAGCCGCCTTGACCGTCCGAAAAAACGGACGTTGCCCGCATCGGTATACCGAGCGTGGCAAGGTCTACAGTCAAAGAATGGTGACGATCAACGTCGCCTACGATGGTGATCGCGTCCGAGCGAAACGGGATAAACATATGGATCTTGTCTAGCATGGTTGGCTTCCACATCCCATTGCATGCATGCATGCAAATCACAATGATGAGGAATGTATACGTGCACGCATGTATACGTCAACACAAGTCACATGCATGCACGTACACTTTTGGAGGTTTTCTGATGATAGGTAGTGGCACCATGCCAGCAACACTGAGGCTGTCAAACGCAGAACAAGAGCTTTTGCGTAAAAAATGCATAGATATCAATAAGTTATTGATAAAACATGGCGCTCAACCGATAAAGGACAGTGAGCTAGCCCACTTTTTGATTGAGAAATCAGTAACTTACGTCGAGGTTGGCAGTGATGGTGTCCTGACTCTGGAGCCAAAGGCTTAAGAGTCGAAACCACCCCCAAATTCTCACCATGAGACAAGAGTCCACCATTAGAGATAGTGGACCCGGCTGCGCCGGCCTCAAGCAAAAGCCTCTCCGCCTTCGCTCCGAAGAGGGGCTCAGCCCCTCCGCCCTTCGGTCTACCCCAGATCCCACAAATGCCGGCTGCGATGCAAGACAAATACAGTCTCCGCCTTCGCTCCGAACAGGGGCTCGCCCCTGCGCTGCGCTACCCCGCGGTGCTGGAATTTTGGACCTGCCGGGACCTAACTCACAGCAACGCTGTAGAGACGACAAAGCGAAAGCTTGGGTAATCAGGATGAATAGGTGTTTCAAAGATCGAGGATTGACCTGCAAGCACTCTGGAGGGCTTCCAAGCGCTGATCGAGGTGCAACGCTTCGGTGTCGAGCTGGGAAAGCCTAGAACGCATCTGGCGAGCTTCGGCAACGACGCGAGGATAGTCAGCCAGGCAGTAGCAGACAGCATCGAGAGGATCACGTGACGGCGCATACAGCTGAGCATCACGGATAAGGTTTTCAGGAATCAGAAGAGGCTTACGCATAATGCGGTCTATGTTACGCGACCCGTGGTGCCAGAGGCAGTTTCCACAGGCCGCTCAACATAAACCGAACCATTATGCGTACCCTTGGATTTACCTCGGGGGTGGTGATACGCTCCTTTTCATAACCAAATGACCTAATTCGACTAAACGAACATTTAGTTTAGTTATTGAATGGATTGGCCAATCGAATGGATGCCCCCCCCCCATGTATATCTGCGCTTCGCCAAACTCTCCTGGGTGACCGCTGCCCTGCTTTCTGTTACACCGTCGGTCGCCAATTCAGGCTGGTTTTGGCAGAGAGTCCAAACTTTATAGTGCGACTCTAAAAGGAGGCGTACAACAATGAGCATCACTAGACTGAGCGCAGTTACTGCAATGCTGCTGGCCGCAGCTTGCGTGACGGCGCTTGCAGACCCACCGAGA